AAGCAAGGTTTTCTAAATAATAAAGAGTAATTTACTTTTTTATTGATGAAAAAGTGTAAGAAGGGATATTATTACTGCTACACTGATGAAGTGTGTAAACCCATTCCGCAGGGTTTAAAGATTACTGCTAGATTTTCCGGTGGTGGAAGAGAACCAGAGGAAACTGGTATTGGTAAACCCACAAACGGTAATGGAAATGGTAATGGTAATAGCAATGGTTCTGGGAATGGTGGCAATGGGAATGGGAGTGGCAATGGTGGATCCAACGGAGGTAACGGTGGAGGAGGAATGAGTGAGGAAAAGAAAGATCATGAATATTCTATGGCTCGTTCTCAACTCAAAACTATCAAAAATGCTGCCTCTCGTCTTGAAAAGAAGATGGGTAAAAAAGGTGAGGGTGAACTCAAGGCATGGGTTCAATCAAAAATTACCAAATCCGCAGACTACATTGATACTGCTGCAGATTATGTAACTAATGAGGGAACTCTTCATAAATGGTTTAAGGGATCCAAATCAAAAGATGGTAAAGGTGGATGGGTAAATGTTGTTACGGGTGGAACCTGTGCAAGTGATGAGCCCGGAGAAGGTACACCAAAGTGCGTCTCTTCAGCAAAGAGAGCAAGTATGACAAAGGCAGAAAGAAAATCTGCAGCAAGAAGAAAGAAAGCAGCAGACCCTGGTCAACAACAAAAAACTGGTGCTGCAAAACCAACCTATGTTTCTACAGATTCAAAGAAGAAAATGAAAACAGAAGAAACGCTTCATGAAGATGAGTATCGTAGAGAACTTGCTAGAGAACGTCGTGCAGAAAGAGATGCTGAAAAGAATTATAGGTCAAAGGGTAGAAAAGTTCCCGATAAGAAAAAGGGTCCAAAATTGAGCACAACAAAGAGATCTGTTGCTGCTGGGAAGAATTATGCTGATAGTCAGATGGGAAGTATTAAACTTCATGATAAATTAACTAAAAAGAATAAGAATATTGTTGGTCTTGTTACGAAAGAAGAAGTATCAGAAGCAAAGGATAAAAAGGGTAAAGGTAGTGGAACAAAAGATGCTTGTTATCATAAGGTCAAGTCTCGTTATTCTGTCTGGCCTTCTGCTTATGCTTCGGGTGCTCTGGTAAAATGCCGTAAGGTTGGTGCTGCTAACTGGGGCAATAGCACTAAGAAAGAGTCATACGAACTTTCCAATTGGAGAGATGATTTTAAGGCAACAGAATATGAATTTATTGATCTTATCAAACCAGAACCACTGAAAGGTGAAACACTTGAAGAGAAGAAAGCACAGAAGTGCTGGCCTGGATATGAGAAGAAAGGCACTAAGAAGATGTTTGGTAAGACCTACAACAACTGTGTGAAGAAAGAAGAAACTGAGATTGAGGAAGGTAAGTATTCTAGTTC